AACTGCTGGAGGCGGCGAAGGAGATTGCCGGGCAATTTCCCAACCGCCGCACGATCACTGAAACGATGAAAGACGATCTGATCGCCGCCATCGCCAAGGTGTCCGAATGACCCTCGCATCCCTAACCCGCGTCCAGCGCATGGCCTACCTAGGCATGTGGAACGCAACACCGAAGCCCCGCGAACGCCATGCGGATTGGCTTGCCCCGTTTGTCCTGGGGCTGTTCGTCGCGTCGATGGCTTGGGTGCTGCTGTGAGGGGCGCCATATCGTTGCGCGCTGCCGTCAGAATCGCCGGTTGGATGCTTGCGCTTGCTGGCATTGGGCTGTGGACGGACGGGAGCGACCCATGGCGCGGAGGCTGGGCAATCGTTGCTGGCTTCTGCTGCGTTCTCGCCGGTCATTTTGAATGAAGCAGGAGGAACGTGAGACTCACACAGGAGGCAACCAATGACCGATAGCCTGGTTCACTTGGACGAAATCGAACGGCTTGCAAGGGGGCGACAGTTTGGGACAATCAGCCCCCAAATTCTATCCCTCATCGCAGCACTGCGGGAGGCGCGCGAACGCATCAAGTCGATTGAGATGAACACCGGTTGTATGCGGGGCCCAAAGGAGCGCGGTACTCAGTTCTGTGCCGAGGCGCTAGACCTGTCGGCCCAACTGCGGGAGGCGAGGAAGGCGCTGGAGGACGCTTTCCCGCTGCTTGATTGGCTCAAATCCGATGCCGATGAACTGACTTGTGGCGATGTTTGCGACAAAACTTTCGAGTTTCAAGGATGCATCGGACCCTGTTCGCTAGATACAAGCCGCGCAAAGCTGGACAAGTGGCTACGCGAGAACGAACACCGCCGCGCACTCAAAGGAGCGTCAGATGGGGAGTGACCGCGCTCGCACGTTTGGCGTACCAACGCGGTCAACCACTGGAGACAGCAAGGGAGGGAAGTAGGACCGTGGCGTGATGGTACAATGGCTACAGTGTCTGCTCGGGTATCATGTCCCTGGGGCTTTGATGGTTAGTTATGACCCCCGCACCGAACTGGAAATAAAGCGCCCGTGCGTGGCGTGCCGCCGCTGGATCGACCCCCACCCTTTCACGCGGCAAGAAGTGCTAGAGGCGCAGGAATGACCCCTGACCCTCTCTTGTGCTTCGCAGTCGGCGCAATCGTCGGGGTGCTGTTCACGCTCGCCCTGATCTGGAGGCTTTCGTGACCCGCAAAGAACTGACCGATGAGTGGTTACGCACACAAGCGAAATACCCTGGCTATCATACGCTTACGCTGACGGGGTGGGAGATTGCTCCCAACGGGTACGCATCGTATCGAGGCAACATGCCTATCAACCTAGCCACTCCCAAGGCCCTTGCCGCGTTGCGTGTCGCGCTATCCGAACAGCAAGCGCAGAACGCAGCAGACGTGTTCGCCTTGGAGCAAGTCTGCGTATGAGGCCCACTCCCCGCCACGTCCTAGCTAGTGGCCTTCCCGACGAGCCGCCAAGCCCGTTCACCGTTGTTTGGTCTGGTTTCATAGCGGCGACGTGGCCGGTGTCGGTACCGATTTTCACGGTCGGGGTGCTGCACGCCATCGCAGAGATTCCCGACAGCAAGGGAGGGAAGTAGCTGTGACATTCAAGAGCGAGAACTTCACAGAAGTGTCTGGCACCCCCTCGCCTGGGGCGGAGATCGTGCGGGAGTTGGCCATGACTAACCACGACCGTGACGCGCTGGTGAGGGATTTATTGTCTGCTTCAAGCGGGAGCCGGGAGTTATCGGATCGAGTGCTGTTGGCGGTGGGGAGGCCGGATATGTGGAGGCGCATCGAAGCGGAGAGCATGACTGTTATGGTCAAGTCTGACCCAACCCGCGACCTACAGGACTGCGCGGATGTTTGTCCGCTGCCTATCGGTTACTCAATGGACCTAGACACCAACGGCGGCTTTCTTACGTGGCCGGCCAACCGTGATAGGTACTGCGAGGCTCATGGACAGCATGCCGAAGCGCGATCCCGCTGCGCCGCCGCTGTGGATGGGAAGGCCAAGCCATGTGTGCAAACCGCCGTCTGAGATTTCACCAGGAGGGCTAGCGGCCCAGCGCCTTGCTAATCGTTTCGTCCTTGCCGCGGCTTGAGGATGTGGACCCGAAGTAGAAGGCCATAACGCCCGTCCATGCCGTGCCGAGGGCACCGATTAGCACCAACACCACGGCCCCGCCTTGCGTATCCACAGCAACCCCGTGAGTGAGGATGTAGCCTAGGGTTCCGAAGAACCCCGAGGTAACTCCGCCGGCCAACAGCCGAGGCGTCCAGAGGTCGTTGGTTGCGAGCTGCCGGGCTGACTTGCGATCATCTACCGACAGCTCTTCGAACTTGATGTCGGCCTCTTTCATCCGAACCGCGTAGTCCTGGTCGGCCTTCTTGATGGCTAGGATTTGCTCAGGGGTGGCTGCGGCGAGGGCCGTGGCTATCTCTTCCTCGGTCCCAGGCTTGCCTAGCAGCGCCGTGGCGATGGCTGCCACAGCGGAGCCCGCTAGAGGCCCTCCAAGGGCTGTGCCTAGAACTGGCGCGACTTGCTTTATAAGATCCTTCCAATCAAACGGCGGCATGGTATTTCTCCCGGATGAGGCGTTCGACCTTGAGCCACGCATAAAGCGTGCTCCGGGGTACGCCAATGGCGCGAGCAACGTCTATTGCCCGTAGACGCTCTCCGTTGATTTCAATGAACAATGTTGTGCGGCGGTTCCCCTGCTGTTCGCGCGCAGTGGACCACCGACAGTTCGTAGGCTCGTAGTCGCCGTTGACGTTGATACGGTCGAGCGAATGAGATGACGATGGCCGCCTCCCCATGTCCAATAGAAACGCTTGGTAACTGGCGCGCCATCGGTCGCAAACTTGTATGCCGCGTCCGCCATACTGCGAGTAGTTATCTCTACGCGGGTTGGAGCATCGTTCTTTCATATTTGACCACGCCCGGTACTCAGGGGTCTTGTTGCTATGGCCCTCGCCATGCGTCCGGATAGTGCGGTCCGCGAGCGTTTTCGCCAATTCCATGACGAGACAACCGCAACTCTTGGCATGGCCAGCGCGAAACCGACGGACAGATGTCCTCTTTTGTCCGCCACAATCACACCGAAATATCCACGCACGGCCATCCCGCGTAGAACCATCGGGCCTTACTGCAACCAACTTGCCGCGGCGTTCACCAGTGATGTCTTGTGGCGTGCTCATAGGGCTGTCCCTAGGGTTGGTGCCACCGTGCGGACAAGGGCCTTCCAGTCAAACGCCATGGCTTAGCCTTCCCTGATCAGTTTCGCGATACGTTCGGCACGTTCACCGACCTGGGACGCCCATTGGCTTGCCAGTGCCTCGATGGCCGCTTTTTCGTAGTCATGTTCCCACATGGCCCCGAGCATCCGGTGAAACTTGAGAAGGCCGCCTACACCCAGGTTATAAGCCATGGATATTAGGGCTCGTTGGCGGGGTTCGGTGAGGCCGTCATAGCCGGAGATACGTTCGGACAGCAGGGCATGGAGGCGTTCGCAGCGGTGGCGAACCAACAGCAGCGATTCGTCTTTCGACATGCCTACGTCCGTGAGGTTGAAGCCGATGCCGATGGTTAACTTGCCGACCGAATCGGTATAGGGGAATTGCCGGTAGCCCTCGTCGCGCTCCAGATCGGCCTCGATCAGGGCGGAGTTCACTTGTCGGCTTTCCGCTCGTTCATGGTGTCCAGCTTGGTGTAGATGCCGACGATCATCTCCTTGATCTCGCGCAGACCCGCGGCGAACTCCTCGCGTCGGAGATAGGTAGACGGCAGGTCTATCTGGATGCGCTGGATGTCCGCCCGCATGGCCTGCATGGCACCCCACAACTCGCGGCTGATCCAGCCGCCCACGGCCAGAACAACGCCGGCGCCGATGTTTACGAGTAGCTGCGAGTCCATTAGGGCCACACGACTTCTGCCGGTGAGCCAAACGTCTGCGGGATGTCGCGCAGGGCTTGCCGGTAAGCCTTCTCGGCTTGCGTCATAGTGCGGTCCTGAGTAGCCATCCAATCAGAAGCAACCAGCTTGGCGTTGCGCTCTGCGCGGACGCCGTCCCAAGTCGGCGGAGGCGGCACGTAGTCCACGATCTCGGCTGTGCCTGCGGCGACTTCGGCAAGCACTCTTTCCCCGAAATTAGTCGCTGGCCCGCCGCTTGTAGAGCCATCAGAGAGCGCGCCACTCTGTAGGCGTGTGTATGTTTTCATGTTTACAGCTCCGCGCTGAATCCTAGGAATGCACTTGAGTTGACGCTCTCCAACCAGCAAGGGATGTTCGCTGTTAGGGTCGCGCCGGTCGTAAATGTCACGTCCGTGTTCGGCACGTTGCTGGTTCCGAATGGCGCATTGATCGCCGGGACCACAGTGCAAACGGTCGTGCCGCCGCCATTGCTTCGAATGCGATAGTCGCCAGCAGTACCCGTCGTCGTCATCGATGGAGTGGCGCGCATCGGCACTGGGAATGGAACCCAGCACCGTCCGGCCGAGGTCGTTTCCGTGCCCCCGGGCATAAAGAATTGATTGACCGCCGTTGCCGTGAGTCGCCAGTAGTATCGCAAGCACAGCGCCAACTCCTCGCCGTAGCTGCGGTATTCAAACGGGGTGGCGATAGAGCCGACTTCCCACTGAACGCCGGTCAGATACGCCACATTGGTGACGGTAGCCATGAAGTTGGCACCGCCCGC